CATTAGCCACAGGAACAGCCTATTTTCATAGTATCTATTTGATAGCAGGAACAGTCATTACAGGAGTATACGGTTATGCTTATTATCAAACAATAGGAACAACGCCACAATTTCAATGGCATTTATGGGACGGCACAGGAGCATTACTTCGTAATGGTGCTATATTATATACAGCAGGTTCATCAGCAGTAAAGACTGCTGCAGATTTTGCTACCACATATACAGTTCCCACAACAGGTTATTACTATATAGGAATACGATTTTCAGGAACAGGTAGCACATTTGGAACATATGCCACAGTAGCCACATTAGGATCGAATATGCTTAACAATATAAACGGAGCAGGAACAACCACAACAACCCTCGGACAAATAAGTTCAGGTAGCTGCCCATTAGCATCAGCAACAAACATAAGCGGATTAACTTATACGATTAGTCAATATCAGATTTATTTTGGTCTATATTAAAAAATCAGCATTAATATATCCAAGTATAGAATAAGAATGTCTCTCGACTACCTCGAATTTAAGCATAACCTCAAAGAGTTAATCACGAATGAAGATATTAAGAAACTCGTCGTTGAGAAGATAACTCAAATACCAAACTATTCAACCCTGAAGTTGGATGTGGAACTAACCCTATTCCTTTGTAATTTGTGTGAAAACATTTGTGCTGATCGTGGACTAAAAAACTTCGATAAGAAGGCATTCGTGATGGGTTTAGCAAAAGAGTTGTTTCCCGAATTGACACAGGACGAAATTACTTTATACGAGGGACAGATACAGTTCCTTTGGAACAATAACCGTATTAAGCGTGTTAGTCTCTACCGTATTTGGTCATATTATATTTGTAATTTTTTTTCGACAAAGTCATCAACGGCATAGAAGACTTGTTGATTGGGAAACTTACGAATATAGTGGATATTCATTTCATAACAATTATCGTCGGTCTCAAAGCAACGACGCTCACATACATAGCAGGTAAGTTGGGAATTCCATCGGCGTTGTTATTTGTAATGTTGTTAATGTAGGGCTTTTCTGCTTTTTCTGTTTTTCTGTTCTGATATAACTTTTTTTATAGGAGACCAAAATATGCTATGTAGAAATAAATCGGCAGAAAAACAGAAAAAGTAGAAAACAGAAATAAATCCAAAAATATATTATATATTCATAATATATATTATGTCAAGTCAAATAGTAGAAGATAATACCTTATTCAGTATTTCATCTGATAGTGCCATACTTAAATACAATGGGGAAATGAATTCTCGATTACTTTTCCAAATCCCGAACTTCATCAATACTACTGCTGATATTAAAGCGACTTTCTTTAGCATCAATACAGCAGTCATTCCAGCCTCATTCTACAATGTAACAACATTCAATAATAGCATCTATATCAACAATCAAAAATATTTGTTTTTCACTGGTAACTATAACATCACACAACTTGTGACGATGATGAACTCGAGATTACCTACAGGATACTATTTCGAATATGACCAAATCACAAATAGTCTTCAGTTATCTTCCCCAGTATTAGCGTGGTCTATTCAACCTACCTTGTCTACGTGCTATAGATTGATTGGTTGGAACAAAACAGAGGATTTTGTATTTACAGCGAGAGACCAGTATCAATCCCCCAATGTAGTCAATTTATTAACAACCCCGAGGATATTTGTAAGATCCAGTACAATCGATTGTAGGAACTATAGCGATGAAAGCGAAAGTTCAGACATTTTAGGCGTTATACCAAATACAGCCTGTTTGAATGGCGTGATCCATTTTGTAAATTATAATGGTGTTAGTCATTTGGTTAGTAAAGATGTAATCAACTTTGATGTACAACTAACTGACGACGAAAAAAATTTGATTGACTTTCACGGATGCCCCGTTTATATTACTTTCAATATTCGAACTATTCGAGAGGTTGTAAAACCGCCTACCTTTCAGGATATGTTTAAGCAAGTGAACACGGATCTTGAAATATACAATGCCGAAAAAAGTATTCAACCACAGAGGATTTATTTAGCATCTGAAACTAATTAAAAACCGAAATTTAAAATACTTGTAGAGTATATATAGATAATATGGCTCTTTCCGTATCTACCGCAATCTTGCCCCCTGATGCCAAAGTTGGTGTTCCTTCTGAAATCGATATGTCACCCGCTAATATGGAAAAGGCTCTGCCTAATGGCACTCGTGCTTATACTATGAATGTTTTACCCACAGGTCAGAACTCATTTACTTCAGGAACTTTGACTACTGGTAACACTGCTAACTCGGGTCTCAACTACGCTTTCCCAAGCAGCACGGTCATTTTCGATGTTCCCACAAATCAGAGTTCCAGCACATACCTTGATGTTCGTAGTTCTTACCTCAAATTCCGTGCTACATACGCAGTCGTTAGTGCTAACACTGGTGCTTCTTCTGCCTTTGTAGCAAACGTTCGTGGTGGTGGTGCTTCGATTATTCAACGCTATACTGCACTCGTGGGGGGTTGCCAAATGTTCGAAATTGGGGAACACGGGGTCTTGTATGACACGCTTTCGAAAGTTATGTTGAACCAGTCTGACCGTACTTCGGGTTTCGGAACAATCTGCTTGGGTATGCTCGATATTCCCTATGCCAAGTCTACTACGAACGCTAATAAGGTTGGAAATGCTGGTCACTTGATTAATAACTTTACGGCTACTTCTTCGGGTCTCTTGACCGTCGGTTCTGAATATCACTCATACGCTATTCCTTTGCTTGATCCTTTGATTGGATCATTGGCAACCCAGTTCTTTCCTATTGGCAAAGTGCCAAGCTACCAGCTTCAACTTCAACTTGATAGTATTCTTCCTATCAGTTATTACCCCACAACTGTGGCTACTACTGCTGGAACGTTTTCCGTAACCTATGATCAATGGGAATTAGTTTTATCTGCTATCGATTTCGGTGCTGAAGCCGAGAGAGTTCTTCAAGCATCCAGTATGGTTGGCGGAAAGCAATATTGGAAATCCGTTTCGTACAGAAGCAGCACTGCCACGATAGCCTCCTCCACTGGTGGAACAAACGATATCTTGGTAGGCTGCCGTGCTGCTTCGTGTAAAGCAGTCTTTGCCCGTAACTATTTCTCTGCTCCTGGAACATCGTCAGTGAACGATAAATTCGATAGTTTCAATCCTGCTGCTGATGGCATTCAACTCCAAACTGGTGGTGTCTTGTTTCCTAACAAGCCTCTTAACGCTAACCAGTCTCCTGCTTCCATCTTGGCAGAGTTACAGAAATCCTTCTCGGCTCTTTCTCTTACTATTATGAACACGGCTGTTTCTCCTCTTAACTACGCTAAATCGACACACGCACCATCAGGTACGGGCAGTGATTACGCAGTGGTGGCTGCCTCTACTCAACCTACAACAGCACAGAACCCTGCCGAGTTCTTGGTAGGTATTGACACTGAAAGCTGTGCCAAGACTGGCTTGATTACGGGTATTAATACTCTCTCCAGCCCTGTCTTTATGAGATACAACATCTCCTCGACTACTCCTGCTGCTGTTTCGGTTATCTTCCATATGATGCACGATGCTATCTACTGCCTCGATTTCAGCACTGGACAACTCTTGGTTTCCGCATAAATAAAAAATAATAACTTTTTTCTCTCATCATAACATATATAGAAAGAATGCCAAATGCTTGGACTACTTGGGTCAAAGGATGGGCAAAGCGTCATAACGAAGCATATGGTTGTGCTTTATCAAATCCGAAATGTTCTGCTGCTTATCGTATGAGTAAGCAACCTAATCAACCTATGGAAGAAGTCAAACCAAATGTCGAACCTACACTGAAACCATTTGATCTTATTCCTCCTGCTATGAAACCTCCTGCTATGAAAGCGAAACGTGGACGCCCCGAGATCCATACTACAGCGGAAGCCAAGTATGCTGCCAAACTACACTCAAACAAAATAAAACGAAGAGAGAGAAGTGCTGAATTTCCTTCTCTTGAACTTGTACCTTTAAGCAAAAAGGCTGCTTCAAAAGAAGTCAGCAAAAAAGTTATCAATTCTTTCTATTCTTCTCCATTAAATCAGAAGAAATTAGTTATAGTTAACAAGTAGATAACGAGAATATATCTAATATATCTATCTCAATATAAATTTATATAAATTCTCAATATATAATAGATAATAATCATATATATAATATAACTATATCATATATATCTCATATAAATCCTATATATATATAAGAAAATCATATAGAAAAAGATTATAAAAATTTTTATAAGAAAATCTCTATATGTTTTTGATATATATAATAAGAATATATATGAATTTATATAGATATATATGAAGATTTATCTAATATTTATATGAAATAGATATATTCATATAAATTCTCGTTATCTTGACGTATTTATTTCTTTATATACTCGAGTGCTTGACCGACAGAGTGACCCATTTCACGTGCTGTCTCTTTCATCTCGGTTAATGCTGGGATATCTTTGTATTTGTTCGAGAGATAGATATGACGTAACATAGATGTGCCTATCTTCTTTTTGAAGAAACCTTCGAGAACCTTACCTATATCGTTGTTCTGAAATGGGCTGCCATTCTTTTTCGTTAGCAAGTAATCACTATCATCTTCTCCTTTGTGTCGTATGAAATCGATAATGATGGGACGTAGACCGAGAGGCATTTCGATGACTTGACCTTCATATGTTCCGCTTGTCTTGTATTTGTTGAAAACCAAATTGTAGATGTGCTTATGTGGGTCTATCTGAACATAATTATCCTTCTTATCGTCATAGTTCTTATACTTGAGCAAATTCAGATCCATATTACGGCGGGGCGGAATATATTTGCCAGTGGTTAAGCATAGTATCATTAGCCCAGTAAGTTTTTGAATTTCTGAACTGTCTAAATGCCCAGCGTGACTGGTAAGCAAAGGCATACACTTGGTAAGTTCACTATCAACCTTCTTTACAATCTCGGGATAATCAATCCAGTTCTCTTCTTGAGCTGGACTTTTCTCTTGAGTAATCATCTCCTCCTTCTTCGTAGTAATATCAGCCATCATAGCCTTCTTGTATTTCTCATTATCTTTGACCATCGATATAATAGCACTAAACATCGTCTTTCTTGAGTTCACGTTGGCATCTTTTAATAAGCTGATGATCTTGTCTTGGTTCTCGAACCAAGAGATTTTGAGTTCATCATCGGGGTCGTGGTGACGGTAATAGAATGCCTTGAGTGTCGAGCAGTACGTCTTCAAAGAAGAAGCACTAATGTTAGGCTTGTTGGCTTTTATGGCTTTTGAGAGAACCTCCATTCTTGCTATATATCTATATATAGATATTAATTCTCTTCCTTATTAGTTAAATTCTCTGTTGTGTCGGGAAGAATAACTTTCACGTTTTCCTGTTCTTGTCTTGCCTTGATCTCGGCTTCATATTGTTCTTGTGCTGATATATTCTCACATACTTCCGTAAATCTACGTTGTAGTTCTTGTTGTTCCTCAATAATCGTTTTGTTCTTTTCCTTAATCTCGTTGATATAGAATTCTTTTCTTTCCTCTGAAATCTTGGCTTGGCTAACCCTAATAGCCATAGCCATATTATAGGGTAATCCCAGTTTGGCTATTGTTTCTTCGACTTCAGGGTTGAACAATTCGTGATCTTCCGACATTGGCTCGGCACACTTGATAAAGGTAAACGGGGCTGTGGTTTCCATCGTTATATAGATTAATGAGAAATTAATCTATAGAAATCCGCCTAAATAAAAGAGGGAATGGCTTTAGGCGATATTACAAGAACATTGAGTTTTAGTGGGTGTAATCGTAGTTCTTAACTCTTGAAATAGTACTCCATTGGTGCTTAAAAGTGTTCGGCTGCTATTTCCAAGAAACTTTTTTTTTTGGCTTGTAGTTCAATGAGTTCGACTTTGACTAACTCTTTCGCCTTCTCAAGTTCAGAAGCAAGAAGAATATCACAATCGGCTATAGCTCCTTTGGCTTGGGCTTTGGCAAGTTCGGGAACTTTATCATCAGCGATAGAAAGGCGATAGATCCAAGCATACTTCTCGGGTAGTTGTAGGGCAGCTATTCTGATCTCTGCTTCTAAATTAAACAATGGATGTTCAGCAGAGATAGCAGCTGCTGGTTTTAAGTAGACGAAATCTGCCATTTATATAATCTGAATAGATTTTATCCTTCAGTTTTTTTTTCTCTATAGTTCTTATAGATGTCTGAAGACGACGATACACTCCAAATTACTCCCTCTTCCAGCACTACGAAAACTCCTAAAAAGCCTCGAGTGAAGAAAGAACTTACTCCCGACTATGTTTCGAATTTGAAAAAGGGAAGAGAATTGTTGTTGATAAAGAAGGCTGAACAAAGGTTGAAATTAGAAGAGGAAGCCGTAAATGCTAAAGTGAATGAACTTCGGAAATTGAAAAGTGAACCTGTTCCTGAACCTCCTGCTCCTCCTGTTCCTGTACCTGTTCCCGAGCCTGTTCCCGAACCTGTTGTGGCTGCCCCTGTGAAAGCGAAAGCACAGAGGAAACCTCGGCAGCCTCGTGAACCGAAGGAACGGGTTGTTGAAAGAATAGTTGAAGTAGAGAAGATTGTGTACCAAGCCCCGAAGTTGAACTTCTGCTTTGTGTAGGACCGACATCGAATGAAACCACAAATGTACCGTGTCGGATTGTCATACCCGTTTTCTTGGCTATTGTTTTTACTTTCTTTTGTTTGTAGTTTTTGACATATTCCTTAATGGCTTCCTTGTTGTCTTGATAGTATTTCTGATAACGGGCTTTGTTCTTGTAATAGTATGACTTGGTATAGTGCTGCTTTTTAGCAGTCTTGGTGTCGAGTTTTTGAATTGTCTCAAACTGTTCCTTCAATGTTTTCTGATTGATAGGCGGTTGCATTATATAATAATGACTATATTATAATCATTATTGTATTACATCTTCTTCTTGTAGGCTGCCTTACAGGCGGGGCTTTTGATAGCTTGAGCATAGTTCTTTCCGTTCTTTGCTGCCCAAGCCTTGACGTGTGCTATCCAAGGGTTCATATGGCTATATAGTTACCATCGAGATTATTCTTGGGTTTTTAAATGTTCTCTTATTCTATATGGAAAAACTCACTAAAGCCATTCAAAAAAGAGAGTGTCCGAATGATGTCTTCTTAACTCCTCTGTCTCTTGTTGACATTCATTTGAACTTATTGAAACCATACTACAGAGAGAATGATTTGATTTTAGATCCGTTTTTTGGTTCGGGGCATTATTATAATAAGTATCCTGACTACTTTCCTGATTGTGAACGAGACTATACTGAACTCTCAATGGGTCGGGATTTCTTTGCCTATGATAAAAAAGTTGGAATGATCTGTTCTAATCCTCCGTATTCGTGTATCGATAAAGTCTTACAGCATAGCGTCTCATTAGAACCTCACACAATAAGTTATTTAATTGGTCAGATGAATTTGACGGCAAAGAGAATAGAATATATGGAAAGTCACGGATATAAATTGGTACATCTCCATTTATCCAAAGTATTTAAGTGGTTCGGAATGTCGTATATTGTTGTGTTCTCGAAACTCGGAAATGCTTGTGTTTCGTATGATAGGATTGTTCACAAATGATCAATCAGTCTCGTCTCCGTCTGTCTCGTCTACTGCTTCTTCTTCGGGTTTTAAATCAACTCCTTCATATCCTCCTTTGTATGCTTTATTAGTATATGGGTCTTTCCCCATACCCGATAAATCTGAATTATAAACATAGCCTTGTCTTTTCATTCCATCTTTTACTTGCTTATCAGTCATATCACTTAATCTCATTAGATTTTTTAATGGTATTTTTCCTACTCCTGATTTGATACAGTGTTCAGAGAACCACGTACCAAAAGCATCGTTGTTTTGTTTGGTATCCTTGATATCTCTTAAGAATTGGCTGGGAATAGGTGGCATCTTATTTTTCAAATAGTTATGTGCGTAGTCGATAATTAAGCCGAATACTTCGTTGTAATATTCACGTTCGATTTTGTCTCCTAATCCAGTATCAGCGATAAATTGTAATTGACTTGGATCTGCTACTTTTATTTCTCCTGTTCTATCAAAATTCGAACTATACGATATTTGCTTGTATCTGTTGTAAACGGCTTCATCATTTGGATCAATATTTGGCATATGATTTGTCAAGGCGAATAGTTTGAATAGAATATTGATTGTCTCACTTGTTCCGTGCATAATCTCATTCTCTGTTGCTTTGCCATCTCCGATTTCCTTCATAAGTTCAGCATTGGATTTTTTCTTTCCATATTCGTCTACCCATACTAATCTCATCCCTTTCGTTTTGACTAATTGCTTATGGATTTTGGCGTTGCCTTCTTCTAATAAAGTGCCTTTGCTCTTGTAAACATAATTGGGCATTAGTATTGTCAATATCTCGAAGAAGAATGATTTGCCATTGTCTCCTTTCGATAATTTCGTTTTGTCTACACAGAAATAGATTGATTTCTCTTTGTGAGGCATTCCAAGAAAAGTGTGACCGATAACTGTCAGGAAATAATTCAAATGCTCTTCGTCGTTATTTAAGATCTCTTTTAATTTACCTCGTAGAAATTCGGTTTTGGCTGGGTCTGCTTCTTGATATCTGTATGGGATTGTTTTGGTTAAGAAATCATTCCATCTGATACCTGCTCTCCATTTTTTTGTTTCCAGATCCATAATTCCATCGATGAATGCCAGTTTTCCAGGATTGAGATCTAACTTTTTCTCGAACTCATTATCGAGTAAGTCTTTCGTAAGACATTGCTTAAGTACTGATAAATAGGAAGGGCTTTCAATGGTTTTATAATAACTCAAATACTTCTTTGATATAGCGATATTCTTCTCTTTCTCTTCTCCGTTTGTCTCCTCTATTTTTCGAACTATTTTGCTATTTGAATAATCAATATAAGAACGGATTTCTGTTAGAATATCTTGAGTTGGTATTTTGATGTTGTTCCATAATTGTGTTTGTTCGTTGAGTGAAAACCAGTTCTCATTACAGTAGATTAAAGTATGCTTGAGTGTTTTGGAAATGATTTGACTGGTATCGTATCCTCGTTCGAGCTGTTCCAAAGTAATAAATTTGGCGTGTCTTTCTACCCAAGCATAATATGCTTCTTGGCGTGACGGGATTTTTTTGGCTTCGTTAGCAAGAGTAGGAAATGGCATTGGTTCTGTTAGTTTGATGCTTTTCAATGCGTCTTTCACTGTGGGCGTTTTATCAGGCAGTGTCTGATCCCACATTGCTATTTCTTTGTCTGTTAAGCCATTTGTTGTCATAACAGTCAACGTTTTTAGCCACGCTGGGTATCTGATTTCTTGGGGATCGTGATACCATACGTTCTCAATGAAATCCTTCCATTTGGGTTCGATATACGATGTAATAAAATCGACTGGACGCTTTTGTTGTTGTTTTGTTTCTGTTGCTTCTGTTGCTTCTGTCACCATTGTATTTTTAATTACTTTTTTTATTTTTGTAGTTTTTGTGGGGTTCTGTTTTTCGACTGCTACAAATAGCTCCTTGATAAACTCACTTTGAAACGATGAATGGCTCGGTAAACAAAGTATCGGTACTGAATTCTTAAAGCATCGACTAATACACAATTTATTATGGATCTTACATTTGGTTCTTGTTGGCGGAATGACTTGGTTGCCTCCTGTCAATATTTCCAAATTTTTATTCAGAACAACCTTATTCTTAACTGAACTAACTAACTCACAAATTTCTTCGTTATCTGTATAATCTATGATGACATTAGCATTGCCACAAGTAGAAGAATTAAACATACCATCATTCTTATCTGTTCCATTCATATATTTCTGTAACCACTCTTCCGTAGTCGAGCATTTCACACGCTGACCAGTTTGTGGGTCTACTTCTCCACAAATATCAAAATCAAGAGACATCGTTTTACGACCATTCTCGTGTAATCCTTGCCTCATACCCCAGCGAGGAATTGAATAATTATGATGTGTTTTTAGTTCTTTTAGTCCCATCTTTTGCCAGTTAGATAGCATATAATTCTGCTTACCATCAATGGGTGCTTTGTCTTCTCCTACATTAAATAGAGCATACTTTTGTGCGATTAGAGCGTCGATTACTTCCATTCTTGTATATATATATGATATATATAAAAGAATTATCTTTAAATCAATTTTATGCTAAATCATTTTGGGATAAACCCCCCCCCTAAAAAGTAGGCAGTTCAGGAAGTCCAAATTCAAGAATAATATCCGCTACACAACTGGGTTCAAGAAGAAGCATCTTCTGATAGTAGGTTCGTAGCGTAAGTGCGTCCCTGCTATTTAGCCCGTAGAGGTCGGGTTCTAACTCCATTTTCCCTCGATGATAGTCACGTTTCTTCTTTTTCATATTCTCTCGAAAATTAGGATCTATTTCCTTCCTCTTTTTGTTGTAGGCTCTCATATAAGCATTTCTATCAAAGGGCTTCTTGGTTGGTTGCTCGGTAACAGTCTCGGTTTCCATTGGTATATAATATAAAGAGATATTCTTTAAGCCCATTTATCCTAAATTTATGCCCAAAAAAGGTTAGATAAAAAGAATTTATCTCCTGTTTCTGTTTTTCTGTTTTTCTGTTCTGACAAATCTTTTTTCATAGGTCTATTTTTTTATGGGTATAAGAATTTTTCTTGAGAAAAACAGAAAAAGTAGAAAAACAGAAAAAACAGAAAAGGTCGAGGATTTCCCCTATTTCTCCTGTCTCCATTTGATACAGAACCCATAACAGGTCTCACTATGGATACGTTCCAAGTAATTTGTATAAAGCCAGTCACAGATGTCACAAGAGTATAAAACAACAGCCATTACTATACAGTAGGTTGAGATAATAACTCTTTTTTTTGACGACGTTCTTCTCTTTTCTTCTCATTTATCTTTGCCTGATATGCTTTATAATTCTCCATATCAAGCCCTTTTCTTTTTATAGGTGTCCCTTTCTCTCGAGCCTTTTGTAACATTCTTAAACGGTTATTTTCCCTTCTTTCTTCCTTTGATATAATTGGTCTTTGTTTGTTAACACATTCATTATTTTCAAACCAGTATCTTTCTCTCCATAAGGCTTGTTCTTTAGTTGTCCCGATTGGGCATACTTCTACGATTTCAATATCCCAGTCATCACAACTTTCAATAATAAGGTATGAAGCACACATATGATTTTTTATTGTTTTGTGTTTATTTTTTCTTTCACGAACAGACTGGGTTGTTAAACCATAATAATTCATTCCGTTTCCAAATAAGCGATATATCTTATAGATGATCACGTCGTCCATTTTATACTCTATATATGATTGTTATTTTAAATCAATTTTATGTCACAATTATAAAACGTCATTTGTATACAATGAGGTTTTATTGATATTTCTTCGACGGAATAAATCCGTGATCAATGGCAAGTAACAAACGGATCTGTGCTTTGGCTTTGGCAAGAGTAGTATGGTATGAGTGAACAACGCCAGTCACAGCATTTCTCACTCCGTAACGACCATCTCCAGTCTTCACAAGAACATAGGGCATTATAAAGTATACAGAGAGAAAACCACGTGGTTTTACCAAAGAATATGGATGGCAAGATTATTAGGGCTGTATTTATCTGCCTTCCAGTTTCCCTTAATATTCGTGCTACGCTTCAAATAATCCTGTCTACGTTTCTCGTCGAGATGTTTGGTAAAGTCTTCATAACCCATAGCACCGAAATGTACCCAGTGACCCTGTGGGGTCTGAACCATATATTTCTTGTCTTTCCTCGTAGAGAAGAACAATTGAGCATTCGGACCTAAATACAATTTGGTTTTACGAGAAGCTTCTAATGGATCACTATATTTGAGTATGGATTTCTCTCTCTCTATTCTCTTCTCTTTTTCCCATTTGTGTTCCATTTATAATAAGTCGAGAGATTATTCTACCACAGAAGAATACTTTCAGCCCATTCAGGTGTAGCATATTCGAACTGTTGAGTACTATTACCGTGTCTACGAAACCATAAATTACGCTTCCTACCAGCGATATATAATCCTTTTTCTTCTAAATACATCGGATAATCCATCAATTTGCTATTACCACAATAACAAAGGAACAGACCATCAGTATCGTATACATCGAGTTTCCATCGAGGGTTCTCACTCGGATACACAAACACATTATTTTGGAAGGCACGATCATATGTATATTGGCTTATTTGATACATTATCTATCCGATATAAATTATATACAGAAAATAAAAATCATATAAATCCTCATTTCTGTCGAACTTTAGGGAATTATTTTCTCAACCTATTCTATAAAAGGATGGTCAACTATCTCTTTGGCAAAGTCTACAGCATCACCTGCTTACTCACTGGACAAACTTACGTAGGAAGCACAGCACAACCCGAGTTGGCAAAACGAATTCGAAGTCACGTTTCGAATTACAAGAATTGGTCTAACCCTAATAGTATTAATAAACCACGATATTGTACGAGCTTTAAGGCACTCGAGAACGATGCTTATGTTGTCGAGGTAATTGAAGAATTTCCTTGTGAAGAAAAGAAGCAGTTGGAAGAGAGAGAACTATGGTATATTAATACTACCGAGAATTGTATTAATAAATACAAGCCGAGTTTGCTTTGCAAGAAAGAATATCAACGTCAGTACCATAAGGAATGGCATCAAAGAAACAAACAACAACAATTACAATATCACAAAGAGCGTTATGAGAAAAAAAAACAAATTAAAATGTCGGGGGGTATTATAGAGCAAAATGAAACTAATTAAACACGATACCGTGGAATTAAAACCAGTTAAAATGTTATGTGATGTACCACTGCACCCCAAGTTGGACGATACGGAATTAACAAAGTCATTCTTTAATAGAACAAATTTCACGCTGATTATTGGAACGCCAGGATCAGGAAAAACGACATTTGCTGTAGGGTTTATTAAGCAAATATATAGAAAAGTATTTGATAAAGTGATATGTGTGATGCCTGAAAGTAGCCGAGCCAGTTTATCGAAGAACCCTTTCGAGGGTTTACCTGAAGAACAAGTCTTTGAAGAGTTGACGGGAGATACTGTAGCCGATATTTATGGGATGCTAAAAGACCATTCAGGAGAGAACGAGAAAACATTATTAATTTTAGATGATGTACAACACGCCTTGAAAAATAAGTTCGTTTTACAGAGTTTCAAAAAAATCGTGGCTAATCGAAGACATTTAAGAACAACAATATTGTGTATTTGTCAAAACTATACGGCACTCGATAAATCTTTAAGATTGTTAGTAAATAACATAATCTGCTTTAATCTTGGTAACGTTCAATTTTATAAAATCCACGAAGAACATCTGAATATGAAAAGAGAGACATTTGATCAAGTTCGAAAGTTTGCTTATAAGAAGCCCCACGAATGGATCTTGATAAACCCTGATAGTGAACGTATCTTTAAGGGGTTCGACGAAATAAGTTATCAAAAAGATGAGGATAGTAGTTCTGATAGTGAAAAGTAGTCGAATTAAAAAGCATTTAAGAAGGCAAAAATATTATCTAACAAATGTCTATAACGATGAAGTTCGGTCAAAAAATGAATGGCAATGCCCCGACCTTTGGTCAAAAAGTAGCCCATTACGCTTCTCGTTTCGGTCACAAGTTTGCTGACATAGCAAGAAAAGGACAAAGTCTCGGAACAACTATTGGCGAAGCCGTGATGCCTATTTCCCCAGCCTTTGGAGCAGAAATCATAGCTCTTTCCTCTTTAACAGGAGCAGCAGGTAAGGGGGCGGAGGCTTTAGCAAACACGTTAGAAAAGAGACATAATAAGCACAACCGATTAATGTAAAAAAACATAATAATAATATATCTATTAACATTATACGAATGTTAACAGATAACGCTGAAAACTTTACGATAGTTCTAAATAGTGCTGCTACAGGGCAAAACATTCAAGCCATAGACGGCAATGGATATAAAAAGTATTTCAATTGTCTACCAGCATTTTTGACTGAAAAGGTCAAATACAAGAAGTTCAAGATTAGCGTCAACTTGGTAACGCCTATTACGCCTCAAACGACTTTAGCAGGAGAACCTATTTATCTATTGGATTTTGGAACAGGAAATAATATTCAGACTTTGTATCAGAATGGAGCAGCATCGACCATCACAAATAGCGTATTGATACCGTTAGAGCCTTGGGCATCAGTTGTTTCGGCGACTGCTATTGTCAGCACATACTGGGTAGCCAAATCGTGTTTCACAGGACGATGCCCGACAGACGTAATGGAAGTTCGTATACGTAATGGAAGTGATTTCAAAATCACATCTGCTTTCCCTAACTACGTTCTTCAAGTATCATTCGAGGAAATATTAGAAGTGAATAATTTTTAATCAGATAATAATATATCTATCATATATAGGATATATATACTATGGAATGTTGTCAAACATTGAATGGACTGACAAGTATAAATACGAATTCTCTCACGTTAGATAGCACAGCACTCATTGATAACAGCGAATTTTTAGCACTCGATGGAATAGATACAACACAGACAATACAACAACAAATCGACGCTATTGTATTAAATGGAGGTCAGTTATATTGTGGATCATTCCTTGATACAACCACACAAACGAATGATGATGTAACAAATGGCAATTATATGAGTTATAATACGACAGATACAGCAGCGACGAACGGCGTATATGTAAGTTCGACAGATAGCACAAAAATCTATATTCCGAGTGGAGCAACAGGAGTATATCAAATTCAATTTTCTACACAGATCTTGAAATCAACAGGAGGTAACGCTTTAGTTTACATTTGGCTTGTCATAAACGGAACACAAGTTCCTGATAGTGCTGGACAAATTCAAATAGCAGGAAACGGCACTCAATATATCGAAGGATGGAATTGGCAGCAGTATTTAGCAGCAGGAGATTATTTTCAAATCAAATGGCACTGTGATAACACTCAAGTATCTCTCGTTACAATAGCAGCTGTTTATCCATCAGCAGAAAGCCCAAGTGTAGGATTGACAGTATTTAAATTAGCAGCGAATGGACAGAATGGTTCAAACGGTTCACCAGGAACACCAGGAACACCAGGATTAGTTTGGAGAGGTACATACAATGCTGGATTATCATACGCTGTAAACGATGCTGTAGCATTATCAGGAACATCTTATATTTGTACAGTGGCACAACCAGCATACGGTTCGAACCCTGAAAGTTTGGTAGGTTGGAACGTATTAGCTTTGAAAGGCACGAATGGTTTACAAGGTCCGACTGGACCACAAGGTCCGCAAGGAACACAAGGTCCAGCAGGTCCAAAAGGTTCAGATGGATCACAAGGACCAGTAGGTCCGATAGGTATGAATTGGCGAGGTCCTTGGGACGAAACGATACTTTATAATATAAACGATGGAGTATTCAGTTTATCAGGAGCAGGTATGATATGTATTCAACAAGCACAGGGAAACGCTCAAGGACCAGCATTAGCATTCAATGCCCCTACCCCTAACAATGCTTACTGGCAATGCTTTGCTGACCACGGATTACAGGGAATACAGGGAGAACGAGGCGACCAAGGACCGAAAGGCAATAACGGGGAAAAAGGACCTGAAGGTCCACAAGGACCAGCAGGAGGTCTCGACCCTGTTTCAGCAGCAACATTAGCAGCAACAGCATTAGCAGCAAGTGTAAGCACAGCCAAATTAATCAACGTTAATATTCCGCCATTAACCATACCAGGTCTTACAACAATAACGGGTCAAGTAAATATAGTTGGAGCATTAGATGTACCAGAAGCAACAATTGGAACGATTTTAGCAACATCTATTAACTCACCGACTGGCTTGGTAGAAATCGACGGTATACAAGTAGTAGGACAATCGAATTTAAATAATGTATTAATAACAGATGGTACAATTCGAAACTTGGTAATTAATGCAGCAGGAGAAGAACACGATATATTAACTATTAATGATGTAAGTCGTGATAGCACTTGGTATGATGGACACGATGGACACCCTATATTTAAAGTTTCAACACGACATCCGACAGCAGGATTAGAAACAGATAATCAAGTAAATTTTTATTGTCAAACTAATCTGAATTATACGTCTCTCGTATCACAACCAATGACATTTAAAGCAGTAACAGATGAACACAATTTTGCTATTATAAATCCAGCAGAGAGAAGAATAGAATATTTTGGTCCAGCAGGTCTTACAGATTTTCTTTATGATGGAACTCTTCGACAAACAGCTTGGTATGATATAACGAATGTAGAAAGATTAATTATAAAAACAAAAGCAACTGGTGGAGTAGATACTGATAATGTCATACAATGTAAAATGAATACAATCAATTTTGGAGATATTGTAGACACACAAAGTATCGGAATTAATGGAGTTACGTTGATTATTGGTAATCAAGCTACAGATATAGAGTTTGCTAATGATGCTATTACTACTGCTATTGGAAATGGAGCTACTAATATTTCTATAGCTTCAAACGCAACTGATTTAACAGTTGGAAATCGATGTACAACAACTCAATTAGCTTGTAATATTGGAGGATTAACACCAGATATGACTTTGGAAATGGGATCAGGAATTGTCAAAACACAATTAGGGTTATCATCAAATAACCTCGAAATCGGTGACAAATGTGCTATGATTGAAATTGGTGAAATTACTCGTGTATCTGGATATTCAGGAGAAGTTATAATAGGTCAACATAGCGATAATGTCGATATTGGTTATAAAAGTCAAATTGTAGATATGGGGAGAGAAAGTTTATATACAGCATTTGCTGCTGGAGCAGCCTCAACCACTTTGGGAGCTGATGCCACGACAATAGATATAGGTGAATATGGGACAACAACTCATTCTTCTACAACAACAATTGGAAAAAACTCGACAAGTGCTATTACTAATAATACAATAAAAATAGGAGCTGGTCTATACTCGTCAGATATTACAATCGGATCATCAACAGCAACAAATCAATCTACTACTATAAATGGTCCAGTTACTTTTACTGGTGATGTGACGTTTACAGCTGGAAATGGAAATTTTAATTTGGGAGATTTTATGGATCAGATGTGGCAAATTTTTTAATATAAATATCTTTATATACTATATATATGTCTCTCTCAAGCAATCGTCTGAAATCAACAACAATATATGGAGCATTGAAAACATTGGACAATCCTGGCTTGTTAGGCATTGGTGCTATTCCAGCCAGTTTCGATTTAAGTGGGAATGGAACTTTTCGAGGTGGTGTAGTAAATTTTGCTGATAACTTACCTACTTGTAGTAATACCCCAACAACTGGAACGCAACTCATAACGAAAGCATACGCTGATGCTGCTTATACAGGGTCAGGCATATTATCGAGTAATAATGCTTGGACAGGTACGAATACTTTCAATACTTATTTACCGACATCAACATTAACACCGTCAACATCAACGCAACTAATAACGAAAGCATACGCAGATGCTACATATACAGGGTCAGGCATATTATCGAGTAATAATGCTTGGACAGGTACGAATACTTTCAATACTTATTTACCGACATCGACGTTAACACCAACAACTGGAACTCAATTGATTACCAAAGCATTTGCTGATGCTACTTACATAGGCAGCGATGTAAAAGTAACAAACAATGTATGGACAGGCACGAATGCTTTCAATACTTATTTACCGACATCAACATTAACACCGTCAACATCAACGCAACTGATAACGAAAGCATACGCAGATGCTACATATACAGGAACAGGTTTATTATCGAGTAATAATGCTTGGACAGGTACGAATACTTTCAATACGAATTTACCGACATCAACATTAACACCTTCAACAACAACAGAACTGACTACAAAAGCATACGTAGATACCAAAGGAGGATTAGCATTATCCAATGCTTGGACAAATACAAATACATTCAATTCAGCCTTACCTACATCAACACTTACCCCTTCATTAAATTCTCAATTAGCAACCAAGGCATATGTTGATACAAAAGGTTCATTGAATGCATCAAATACGTGGACTGGACTTTCTAATAGTTTCAATACTTATTTACCGACATCAACTCAAACCCCGACAGCATCAATAGAGTTAACACCCAAATCGTATGTGGATACGAAAGCAGGGAAAGATAGTGCCAATACATTTACATTTACAAATAATTTCAATAGTTATACACCTACTTGCCCTATAGCACCATCAGGAGTAAATGATCTATGTAACAAGACATATGTCGATTTAAAAGCACCATTAGCCGATGCAGCCCTCACTGGCGTTCCTACAGCACCTACAGCAGCAGTATCAACAAATACAACTCAAATAGCCACGACTGCTTTCGTATTAGCAAATCAACCATCATTAGCAGCATATGCCCCGCTAAATAACCCAGCATTAACAGGAACGCCCACAGCACCCACAGCAACAGTAGGAACAAACACAACTCAAATAGCCACAACAGCATTCGTATTAGCAAATCCAGCAGCAAGTTCATTTGTAACACCTAATTTGAGACCCTATGTATTTGGAACTGCTATCAAAGCAGAAACAGTTCCAAGAAGTATCGTAACGCAAATCCCCACATTGGCAACAGGAACAGCCTATTTTCATAGTATCTATTTGATAG